CACCGAGATAGTGTAGAGTAGGAATAACCAGAGCCACTCCCGCATTGACACATAACTTAGATATATCAAGAAGGTCTTCTTTCATTTTAGATAGACATTGGGTAGTGTCTAACGAACTGGGACCAAGATATTGATATATATCATTCCCTCCCCACGTTATAGCTATAGCCTTACACCCAGTGGCAATATCGCCGGGGATACGATCGATAAGAGGAGCAGCTGCCCCCGGTTTAGTAAGTCTAGAATTACCTAATGCATTGTTCTGTATAGGGGCAGGAATAGTGAAGTTTGGCCACTGGGTGGTAAGCAAAGTAATAGGGAAAGAAGAATTGCTATCCCCGTCAGCAACATAAGATACGCCAGCTGGCGGACCAAAAACACCATCAAAAGTGTCCCAAAAATAAAACCACATATCAGGCAATGCACCAGCAGGAACACCTACATCAATTAATGCTGCGTATAATGCATCATTAAGAGTGCCGGTTTTGCCTAACGTGCCGACTAGAAAAGCCCGTTTAGCATCTGATACTATACCTGTAGACGACCCACTTAAATCACGCCAATATTCTAGCAACATATCAGGAACAGCGCCAGTATAACCATGCACTGATACTAACTTTTCGAACATTAAATCATTTATATGCACGATCTAAACTCCGTTCGAATTAATTAAATTTTGCACTTTCCAAAAATACTTCAGTTAATTGCGTTATCGTTTCATCAATAAAATGAGTGGCCCGATTACGACCCCCATTAGCTGATACAAAATTTCTACCGACGATAATAGCAATGTCGGTAACAGCTATTGATAAATTATCCTCATCAATTATAACCGTTTCACGGGCTGCGTTGATGTAATGGCCGCGAACTATCCAATCAACAGCATTATCTTTCTGGCCCCACCCGGAAATTATTGCATTCCTTAGTAGCCTAATAGTACCTACACATGATTGAACTTTATGAGGCTCAACACTAGCACCTATATAAAGCTTTATAGTAGTAGCACCTACATTAGTATTGTTCTGAGTCACAACTTGGTTTTTAACCCAAGTGCGGAACATGTACCTGCCCCAAGGGGGAACAATTTTAAAAGAGGTTAATGGCATGGCTTAATTATAGTGTGAAGCTTCATTGAACACATTGATCAACTGATTCATCGTTTCATCAAGAAAATGAGTCGAATTCACGCGGCCATTGGCAATGCTGAGAAAACCAAACGACACTAAAAAAGCAATAGTATCGTCGTCAAAGGCCGAGGTATCAGTAGCTACAACAATGTTGGCATTACTCGCATCACGCCAATGACCACTAATGATAAGATTTTGACCGTCAACATGTTGAGGCCACTCTGTAAGAACCATGCTCTGTAATTTTCGCATAGTACCTACACACGTTTGAGGGCGTAATGGTGCTGCGTTTGGCCCTGTATTAGCGCCCATGTAAAGTTTCAGGGTATTAAGGACCGGGGTTGGGGAAATTGAGATAACAGCATCTTTCTTGCCACCATTCCTTAGTAAAGTGCGGCCCCAAGGGGCGAAAAATTTTGTTGCCATGGCTCAATCCTCAATATAACCGATCAGGTTAGTCAGTGTCCCAATTGTTAGGGTCGTCGCTTTCAGGTTCGTTATCGTCAGATTCTTCTTCTGCAGTTTCTGGCGCAACATAATCGTCATGGGGTTCAAGTTTGCCAATCTTGATGTAATGATCGATCCAATACTCGACCGATTTCTGTTCGACACGCGCATGATGCGAAATAGCAGCTGCACCATTACCTTCGGCATACAACTTGCGTATTTTCATCAATCCTCTGGTGTTAGGGGCTGATCTTTTTAACATTGTTATTCTCCGAAAAAAGAAGGCCCCACAATTGGGGCCTTCCTATGTTGCTACGGATTAAACCGTATCAGACAACTGCATCCAAACGAGATGCTTGTCCTCGATACGAATGGCACCGAACGTTGCCATGCAGTAGATTACCCACAAGAAGCTGCGAGTTGGGTCTTCTGCAATCTTGGCAGTGATATCCCGATTGACCTGCAGACCAATAGCCTTACGAGTCATGCAGAAGCAATCGATTTGATTAGCACCGGGAATGTTGAGGCGGGTGGAAACTACCCATGAATAACCCATCCAGGATTCAACGTAGCCCTTGCTCGTGAGAGGTCGGAGTGCGTTGTAGTCGCCAGAAGTGGCCTCAGTCAGTTGCAGAAGCTTGCGCGCCTGCTTAGGACCGATAACCATCAACTTGTTTTCATCAGGATCGATATCGTTATCCATGTACTTTTCAGTTACCTCAGTGATGAGGTCAAAGGAAAGCGGGGAGGCATAACCGGGCTGGATGACCTGTTGCATATCATCAGTCGGGTTCTGGGCAGGATCCAAGTTCGACGTTCCATCAGGAAAGTCAATCGTGGTACCATCTTCACGACGTGAAGGACCAGTGGCCGCAATGATAATAGCATCATCAAACGCACGTTTCAACGCCGCACCTTGGGTCATAGCGATGTTGCTCTGGGGATTGATAACCATCTGAACAACATCTTCTTGTTCAACGGTATCGGCAACATCCCACGTGTCGTTTTGAGTCTGACGACGACCCCAAACGCTGTCGTCCAGCGGGGTTGTAGCACGGGCACCGGCTTTCGGGTTGGCATCAACCGTATTCATCGTTTCCCAGTTATGGGCTTCTGAATTGACGGACTTTTCCATCACCCAAGGGCGAAGCCGCGAGACACCTTGCTGGGCAAGATGCCTAACGGAATTTTCATACGTCTTGACGTAGACGTTACTGATTGTAATAGACACGTTTTTCTCCAAAGAAAAAGTTAGTTAAGAACCTTCGCCTTGAAGCTACCCGTATTCTAAGACGGACCCCTATGCTTGTGACCTCTTACGGACGTTTCCGCTACCCGTATCGTCACCTCGTAGAGAGAGTATACCACATCCGGGTATTGTCTGTCAACCCCCGGATCCGAGAGAGGCTGTCATATACTCTTGAAACACCTTTTTAGCGTTCTCATGCCCCGGCATATGGGGGTTCCAGTATGGGTGCTGACTATTCGCGTTGATTTCAGCGATCTTGATATCCGCTTCGGCGGGCGATATGCCCGTTTTGCTTTCATCCTTCTTACCCAACTGAGTACCCTCACCACCGAGAGAATCCGTAATCTTGGAGAACCACTTTACTAGCGATGTATCCAGATTGTTTTCCTGGAACGCTTTCGCTATGTGCGGAGGCGCTTCCATAATTTTGAGAAGAGCGGATACTTCAGCCGCCTTATCCTCGTAGGCCAATCCCCACTCTTTCTTGAGTTCAAGGATATTGGATCTCTGCGCCAGTTGGTTAGCCTCTGTCTCAGATTTCGTGCTTTCGTTCATCGTCTTGACGAAGCCATCAAACTGATTCTGGGTTAGACTGTTATCGAAAGCCACCTTGGCTAGATATTCATCAGGTTCCATCCCATCAGGGAATTTGTAGCCCTTATCTGACGAAGGCCGACCCATCCGCGTAAGGATTTCGTTTACGGAGTTCGGATCCGTAAAATCGGGGGTAGGTATAAGGCCTGGAACCTTCGAGCTTAATTTAGCGTGAAATTCTGCCAAATCTTCTGCACCAGCATCATCACCGGGAATGCGAATGCTATTACCCATATACTGAGCAGCGCCAGCAATTCCAGCCACAACTTCATCCATTGATTTGGCTTCTTTGAAGAATGGTGCATCGCGTAATTGCTCCGGGATTGATTGTTTCCACTCGTTGCCTTCGCCGCCACCTTCACCTTCTTCCATCTTTCTTTTATAATGATTTTTAGTCCACACGATCGTACTCCAATAGTTTTTCTACATATTCAATTACATCACGCTGCGCGACCTTGGCACGTAACACGCCATCGGGCAACTCCATCACTTGCTCTGCGTCTAGGTAAAATTCTTCCTTGAGCATATGCAACACCCTCTTTCCAGAGAGAGTATCAAACACTGCCCTAAATAGGTCAGCTTTTCTGCGTAGAAGCTGCTTAGCCTCTATTTCCGATTGGGACGACATTACCTTCCTCCTGATTGGCGGCAGCCATTTCCTGCTCGCCCTTGCCTAGTTCTTGAAGCGCTTCACCCTTAGCGGCGGCTTGCGCGGTTGCTTGTGCTTCTGCTCTAGCGGCAGCTTTCTTACGCATCGACTTAAGGTCTTCGACCATGGCTGCATCAACCGAGGAATCAGCAGCTGTAATGCGACCAAACTCCTCAACATTGATTATGTCCAGCACAGGTTCCAACGAGGGATGCAGGGCAGCAATCTCAGCCAATTGACCCACCCACTGGAATGCTGCGTTAACCTTATCCATACGTTGCGCACGCGCCATGGGGCCAGTGTATACGATATCAAGGTCCAAATTACCATCGCCAGTGTAAGCCTCTTCCGGTATAGGATCAATCTCACCATTCCTATATAGGATGTAGAACGTGCGTTCCACCATACGATCAAGGAAATCGGATTTGAGCCTACCGAACGTTGGGCCTAGCAGCCGTTGCATTAACTCATAACGCACGTTGACTTCGGTTGCGGTCATTGCCGGGGATTCTTTCATTTCAAGCTGGTCGACGTAGAAGATGTTACGGATCGAGGATATCAAATTCTCTCTCTGCAACGACGATACATCAAATCTAGCCCTTGACTCGTACGCTTTCAACGATTTCTCGATATCGCGCACAATAGTCATACCTGCCGGGTTAAGGTCGAGGTTGGACATTAGCCCCCGCTCCGTAACCAGTGTTGCCGGATCGACCACTTTCTCGGTAGCCGTAAGTACCAACTCTGTCAACTGATTGATGGTAAGGATATCCGGCAATGCGATCATACCTGGACTATTACCGTACTTCGATTGATTCGTCTTGCGCCAGCGTGGCACGTAAGAGGGCATTTCATAGTAACCACCCTCTTCACCAAGCATCTCCTCAGGGGCGTTGTAAAGAACGTACTTGAACCCGAACGGACGCTGCTTTGCTGATAAACGTTTGGGCGAATTCTTATTTTTTAACTTGTTCTGGCGCGGATAGATGCAAAATATAACATCTATCTTTTCCGTCGCGCCACGGACCGTATCAAACTGCTCCGACACGACAAGCGGAATGTTCTTAACGCCGAACTTGTCCCGGATTTGGTGAGCGGTATACTTATACTTACGATAGAACCGGAGGACCTGACCACGGGCATCCTCTTCAAACAAACCTTCTTTAAGGGGGACCGATTGGAACAGAAGCTCTTTAAATGAACCGCGTTCCAGAACTTCCTCCTCAAGGATTATGCCCGTACCATACGAGGGTAGATCTAGGTATAACTCATTGGCTTCAAGGTCAAAGTTGGAATCCATCAGCGCATTGTATACACGCAGTGTGGTTTCCTGCGACCACTGCCGGACCCGTGCCATCTTACGCAACGACGGATTCCGGAAGACGATATCGAACCATTGGTACGCCGGATTCGTCAGCGCGGAATGGATGGACGAAGCCAACAAATTGTTGGAATTAGGGGCTGTGGAATCGAAAATTTCGCGATTCTGATGCCAATTAATACTGTTCTCATTTGTAACTTCCCGCCAGAAGTCTCCACGGAACGGCACAATCAGTTTTGAAATAACGTCCCAAGTTCCCATCACGGCAGTTTGAGCTGACCATAGGGCATCATACGCGTGCTTAATTTCAATTCCTTTCATCGTCCTGCCCTCATTACTCGTGGATTTTGGTCGTTAATAAGATGATTATTCCCAACACTGCGCACAGCGCGAAACCGTGTATTAGAAATGCCAGAAGTCGGCCTATCGTAATCCCACGCCGTGGATAAATACCTGACCATATCCGCCGGATGCGACGACCAATCATGTACAGGCTTGTCTCTAAATAAATTAAGCCTTTCATCGAATTCCCTTCTATAAGAGTATAGCCCGTCTAGCATTCGTTCTACCAACGGTCTGTTGAAGTAACTTACCCTCAGCATGCGCCTTACTTGTTCAATTCCGTCCTGTACGAACAGCTTCTCTACTACGTCAAAGTTGAAATCCAACCCCTGGGCTATTTCGATACGTGTCATTCCGGAGCCGTATTCATGCTGTTCCAAATCATGCGGCCCATAATGGTAATCATAATCGTACGGGAGCGATCGGACTTCTCTAATCCAATCAATGAGGGATTTGTTTCGTCCCTCCATATAATCGATAAAAATTGGCGCTCCTGATTCGTGGCGCTGCGTAAACCCAATGCAGTTTTTGTCACGGAAACCAATGTCCCACGCCGTTTGAACTGTCTTTGCAGGGTTATGCGGAAAATCTCCAATACGTCCTTCCTTTTCAGCTAACGCAAGCTCTTTAGAAAAGAATGCGCCTTCGAGTCCGGCATCCCAAGAGCAGTAAAACTCTTGTTGAATTTTCTCTTCCGACATTCCCGCTTCGCGTTCTTCTTGAATTATCTCTTCCGAAATGATGGGTCTTCCGTCCGGGTATGTAGTGTCGCGAACAGTAAGAATTGATGCGTGATATTTGGGATTTTTGGCTGCCAGTTTTTCAAACGATTCGTGAAGTTTGAATCCGTGGTTCTTCCCACGTGGCGTGTATATAAATAGTGCCCATCCGTTATTTTCAGCCAGAATAGGACGTATATAATCCCAAGCAGCAGGATCGGCAATGCTCCACTCTGAAAAAATAATACCCACAGGGTTTGTGCCGACGAG